GTTTTCCTACACCATAAGGGTCAAAATAAATACCTTCTGTTTTACCATTAGGATACTTATTCAGTTGTAGGCATACCCAGTGTGATCCACCATTTCGTTTTCCATCTTCATCATATTCATCTTCTAAATTGATGATATACCCTTTATTAAACTCTAATTTTTTAGGTAAATCGTCCTTAAAGCACACTTCCGCTAATGGTATATCCATTCTTTTACAGAGTTCTTTTAAAGCAACATCGGTTAAACTCATTTTATATATTATATACAGAGAAAATTAATTTTACAATTAATTCTAAATTATTTTTGTCCTTGTTTATGAATATGTTGATATTGAGGAGGTAGGGTTGCTCCAAATTGGAAATTAGCACTATAAGGTTGAGATTGTAAAGCAGGAGGTAATTGAGGTGTTCCTTTTCCTCCTATCTGTCCCCCAGATGCCCTAAATCCTTTACCAGCATATATTCCTCTTCCTTGCTTACCAGCATATAATCCCTCACCACTTCCACCAATCCATCTCATACTTCCTCTGTTGCCTAACATATTAGAATTAAAACTGGATCTATCTGGTTGGTCAAATGTAGTAGGTCTATTCATCTGGGTCTGTCTTGCTTGATCCGCTAATGCTTGTAAAGTCATATAATCTAATCCTGCTAAACCTGCTCGTCCCATATATCCATAATTAGTTCCCATAAGTTCGTTCATTTGCCCTAAACTTCTATCATATAGTTCTTGTCCTTCTAAACTATTACTCATAGTTGCTCGTTGGTTGGTAGTAGTAGAACCTCTGTTATTAGATTTCTTTTTAGGTGCTAATGCGTCATCACCTTTCTTAACCAATTTATTCTTTTGTTTCTTTGCCTCTCGTCCTGCTAATTTTCCTAATTGTTTTCCAGCAACATTTCCTACGGCAATAGCACCAGGCACTAATTCTGGTTGTCCCAACGCCATAGCACCAGCACTTAAAGCACCAGATAAAAGTTCTGGGGCATACTCAACACCAGCATCAATTAATTTATCTGCTCCCTCACTTGCTAATTTAAGACCTGCTCTTCCTGCTTCTTTTGCTAATGGTAGAACAACTTTACCTACTGCTTTTACACCTTTTTTGAGGTCATCAAAAATACCCTCTCCTTCCATAGAACCGATTGCTTGTTGATTTTGTAATATCTCTTCTGGTGATAAGGATAGTTCAACACCTTTGCCTCGTCCAAAAGAACGACTGATTGATGAGTAATGTGTTGGATCAACAATCATACAATAACCCTTTCCAGACATTCTGGGTTTAATTCTAACTCTGTGTCCGTTCCTCAACTTTGATAGTTGTTTTGGTGAAGCACCAAACTTTATGGTTTTATACTCCATTCCGCTCATTATTATATATTATTGTGAGATAATAATAATTCCTAAATGATTAAATAATGTATCCATAATACATTATCTAACTATTAACTAAAATAGGTTATATAGTCAAAACAACAAAACCATTTTTTAAAAGATACTTTTTTTTTATTTCTTTTTCTTATTTTTGGAATGAGTAAATCATTTTCAATTCTATTCATATATTCTGTTTATATAATTAAGTTCTTACACCAGTAAGGGCATCAATATCTACACCAACACCATATTCAATAAAGACAAAAAGGTCAAGTTCCTTTTGTGAGGTGTTCTGTCCTACGAGTTGGATAGATTTTGGGACACTTTCCTCAACAGGAAGCATTCTTGAAAGATCCACATAGTAGAAAGAGTATTCCATATCAAAACCGAGGCGGTCAATAAGTCCAGATGTAAGACCATCAGTCATACCACCATTTACAGCATTAACGCCGTAGAACTGGTTATTGTATTCCTCAAAGGAATAGCGTTGAGTATTGTAAATAGCATTCTGTCCTGATACAACAACATTAAAGTTAGTAAGACCAGTCATAGGACTAACCGCACCACAACCAGCAGGGTCAAAAGGAGATTGATATACAGGCATACCAGTAGGAAGACCAGCATTTACAACACCAGAAGAGAAGAATGGAAGAACAAGAATGGACTTAATATTAGCAATACCATTTGTAATAAGGTTATTAACTTGTCCTGATCCACCACCCACTTTAAGCACTTGGTATTGGTAAATATCAGTATATTTTATGGACTTAATTGGTGAGGAGAGGTATGATTGCTCAAAGACAGGGTTAAAGGTATAACTGGGAACATATAGATAAATAGATTTACCAACACCACCATTATTTACAACTCCACTAATAGCAGGGTCAAGGCACACAGCACCAACGGAAAGATTTGCTGTATAAGATGAAGCACCGAGAGCAAGGGAAGAACCATTAAGGGTCTTACCAGAAGCAATCATAATAGGAACAACACCACCAACAGCATTAGAAGATCCAGTTAGAGTGATGGTCTTTTCAACAGGAGGACCGACAACATCAGTAGTAGTAAAACTGGTAGAAGAGTTGTTAAGATTTAGGGTCATCTTCATATAAGCACCTTTAAGAAGGGGACACATAGCGAAGAAAGAATGAAGATGTTTAAGGTAAATTGTTGCTTGAATAGAAATAGCAAAAACACCTTGATTACCAGCATTAGCACCATTAGTTTTTTGGGAAATGTAAGATTTCCAGATTTGACTGGTGGTAGAACTGGAAAGAAGATTACTGAAACGAGAGTTGGCGGCGTTGGTTGTTCCACCAATAGAAGTTCCAGCAGTAGCATCAGGGTCATAGTTGATGTAGCGTTGGCGTTTCAATAGACCTTCATTACCTTCGGTTTGTCTATAACGATTGAAGATTGTAAGGTTAGGAGTGGTAATATGATTACTGGTATTACATACACCAGAACCAGCACTATCAGCAACCAAAGCACCAGCATTAGATCCAACAAAAGTCCAGGCGAGTGGATCATCAGGGTAGAAACCAATTGTAGCACCTTGCGTATCTACATCGTCCCAACTTAAAGAAGTCATAAGTTTAAAGGAGTTCCACATATTACACCAGGGCGTTTGCTGAATGATGGTTGTGCCGTTATAATCCAAAGTTAAGGAATGAATTATTTGACCGAACCAATTTTTTAAACCGACAGCATAATCGGCACTTGTAGCATCAGTAGCAGGTTGAAACCCACCAGCAGAAGCAAGGTCGGTTGTTGCGAGAGAAAGAAGCATAGGAACGCTTAAATATGCCTCTCTGTAAGACATCCATTTATTACTATTGGAAAGTTGGGAAGTATCAATAACCGATTGATTGGAATTGTAGTTGGCGTTCTGGTTGTCCAGAATATTCAACCAGTCCTTCTTGACGAAAACGGAAGGCGAACCTTCTACCTCTTGCGATAGGTCAAAAACGAGTTTATCACACATTATATAATATAATAAGATAAAAAATATTATATAATCACATTTACAAAAAAATTACTAAATAGATTATTCCTTAAAGGGTGAAGTTGATATTTTGGGGTTTTCTTTTGGTGGGTGGTTTTTGTATAGATAATCCAGACAATTTAGATGTAATACTTTTTCCTAAACCACTTCCTCTAATACTGGAAGGATTTACACCAGTAGTTCTAATATAATCATCAACACCATCATAAGAAGATCCACCACCTAATCCGCCGTCTAAAAGAACTGCTCCTATACCTTTTCCTTCCATTTTACCCCTTGTATGTCTTGCTAAACCAAAATGCTTCATACCAGGAATATACGCTCTGTGAGTTGTGATAGTCCTACTAACCATTATTATATAATATATAGAGATAATTAATTAGTTAATCATCTTTCTTTTTTTCTATACTTTTCTTTAAGTTTCTAAATCTCATTATGCCGAGAGTTAATTTATTTATTTCGGTTATTTGTTTTGTAGTATCCTTATCGTCTTCTTGTCCGTTTTTAAGTTCGGTCATCAACTTCATTTGCTCTTGTTGGAGTTTGTTATACATCTCCATAAGGTCTTGTTCCTTTAAATCACAATTCATATTATACATTATAATTAGAAAAAAATAATTATAATATTAATATTTACTAAATACTTATTCCCCTTTATCTTTAATCACTAAAAGAATTGTAATTGCTGGATCATTTATCTTAATGGGTTGTAGATTAGTTCCTAAAATGGTTAATCTCAATTGGTTATATGTTCCAGGCAATAACTTATTCCAAGCAAACTGGGGCGGTTTTTCATTAATTAAAGCACCAATAGCAACAGAAGGAACAATAGAATAAATTACAGATGTAGGATTAGCATATTTATTATCAATACCAGATAAGGAAACCAGAATACTACTATTAGGTTGAATATCAGGTGCGGTGGTAGAAATATAACTTAAAGTTCCATTTGCTAATTTGCTTACATAGTCATCATTAGCAGGAGGGACATAAGCATTACCAGTATTAGCATTAGTAGTAAAATTAGGAATAAATCCTAAAATACTATTTACGGCAGTAGGTAGAATAAATTGAGGGTTAAATGTTTGTGTAGCATAACCAACCCAGGAAGCAGGTTCAGTAAAACCAGTTGGTAGTGTAGTAGGAACTAAAAATGTATTTAATTGGACTGCGTATCTACTGGGATTTACAATCATTTCTAAATAATAAACATTCTCACCAGCACCATTAACGAGATAATGTCCGTTCTGGATTAGAGCAAATTGTAGATATTCATTTAATCTTGCTATTTCATACAGACCATCAGGTATATCAATAGTGTAAGTTGTGGTTGTAGCACCAACAACCCAGGTATATTGTATGATATTGTTGTTATATCTTTCACTAATATTAAACCAACTATAATACATACTAACTTGTGATAGGGCAACAAAACTATCCTTAAACTCAACAGAACCAGGAAAATTATAAATCATTTTGTTATTCTGTCCGTCTTGGACGAGATTGCTACGATTTAGAACAATTGTTCGCATATTATATATTATAACCAGAGATTATTTTTTTCCAATAAAACATTACTAAATACTTTACTTTCTCATTACTCTACCCATCTTTTTATAGGGTCTAAAAGGCATCGCTACATTATGTCCGTCCCTATGGAACACCTTATCACCTTTCTTTGTAGTAAAATCTAAATCTCCTTTATGTGTTAAAGATTTCATACCACTTCTAAACCCTCTCATTTTTTCACCAATTTCTTTATTCTTTTTTGCTATGACTGGATCACCAGTAGGATTGTAAATTGCTCCACCAGACATTATAGTTGTAGGCACTTGACTACCACCGAAAAAGAATGGTGCTTGAATATCGCTTGTCTGTGGTCTTACACCAGGACTAACAACAACAGGAAAATATCCACTATTCATTATATATTATACATAGAAAATTAAAAACCCATTTCAGTTAATTCTAAAAGTAATTCTTTCACTTGACTTTTTGGGATCACCCCTTTATTACTCAATTTTAGTAGGGTTGATTTAAACTTTCTTACTAAATCTTTATTATCATTACCACTCATAATTTGCCCTTTCATAATCTCAAACTCATCAATCTCTTTATCTATATCACTCTTCTTTGGTGCTGGTAAAATCAATCTATCCTTTAAATTGCTCTTATCTGCTAATCTATTGAGATATACTTTTTCGGCATCGTCTAAATCATTTAAATCATCAAAATCAGGCATTTCATTATTCGTAATTCCTCTAATGATCCCACCTAATCTTCTGGATATTCTTTCACTTGGAAACTCTTTAATTGATGATCCAGCAGGGCGTTTCAAAGCAATTATATTATTCTCTAATCTATGTTTATTAATTATATACTTACCAAAAGGAACAAATCTCGGTGTAGGTGTAGCACCTCCAAACCAATCAATACTCGGTTTTACTGCTTTGGGTTTTGCTCTTGATAAACCAGTTCCTTTAATCTTTCTCTCGTCTAATGTATCACTCATTCCAACTTCATATCTGGTATTAAGATACTCAATTAAATTGTTTTTAGTTCCTGCTTCAATTGCTTTACTAATTCTTATTCCATTATCTCTCGCAAACTTAATTAAATCTCTCTTGGTAAATAATTCAAAATTAACAGGGTCAGGTGTATCTTCTGGATATTTTAATTCACTTCCACTTCGTCCAGGCACTATTTTACCTTGGTCTTTATCAGTAGGAAGTCCTACTAATATCTTTTCCAATTGAGTAATCAATTCATATGTTTCAGGTTGTAGTATAAATAATTCAATACCTCTAACTAAATGGTTCTCCATACCTCCCTTATCTTTTGCCCTCGCAAACATTATAGATTGATCCAACCATCTATCTAATTGAACCTTTGTTGGTAATTCTGCTCCAATATCAGTAATAAGTTTATAACCTATGTTCTGGTCTTCGGCATTAATAAATTGTCCTTGACTTCTTAAATCAACAACGGCACTTTTTAGCAAAGGTAATAGTCCCATTAATCTCATTACAGATTGATTGAAACGACCAGTAATACGCTTGGATATTCCAACACCATTATAACTCTTATATGCTTCTTCTTGAAAGCGTTTTAGTTCATCAAAAGAAGGAAATGCTTTCACAATATCAAAGGAATTGAGTTCAACATCTTTTCCGCTGGTTTGTTGAAGACCAGTTTTAATACCATTAACATTCGCTAATGTATTCATATAATTCACCAAAAAGGGTAGGAATATCTCGGCATATATACCCATTCTATATTTTGGTTTAATCTCCTTGTTAATTGCTTCGGCACTTTGAGAGTAAAATAACATCTGTTTTGGTGAGAGTTCTTGAACGATTTTGTTTGCTTCTTTTCCGTCCGTAATCTCGCTTAACTTTGACCTAACTTCTACTTTTAGTTTCTCTACATCTGCTAATTTCTCTTCTGTGGTTCTAAAATCACTTGGTTCAACTGGAAGTTGTCCTGTTCGTTTATACACCTTATTCGCCTGTAAATTAACATCATCTAACCTTGCTCGTAGGTCAAGGTTTGCTAAATATTGTTGCCTAAACTTGTCGGCATCGCTGGGGTTTCTGTTCGGTTGTCCGCTCATCACTATACATTAGGATAAGAAATTAAATTATAATAATTTATGAAAATTATAACATAAATTACTATTTTGGTCTAAACTATAAGTATTAGGATTTTAATTATTAAAGATTTTATCATTACTTTCTCTTATTTCTTTATTCATTTCTTCGCCTGTTAGAGTATTCCCTGCTACATCATATACTATCATATCATCAGGCATTAGTGGTTGTCCTACTCTGTTATTTTCTACTCCATACTTGGTGTAATCATCAGTTTCATTTAATACTTTACATAACACTATATCATTAAACTCATCTTGGATCTCTTCATCACTCTTGGTATGAAACCATTTCGTCATAATATCCAGCACTTTTTTCTTATCTCTTTTATTCATATTGGTTGGGTTAGATAAGGGATTATGTCCTAAACTCTCTAATGCTATTATCTTACATTTCATCGCTTTTTCCTTCATATCTAAAAGTTCTAATTCTTCTGCTGATACTTCCTTTGGTGGATCATCAATAACAACTTGTTCGGTGTCCGTTCGTTTTAGTTCTGGTTTTTCAAAACTCATCTCTATATATTAATATTAGAAAAAAATAATCATAATATTAATATTTACTAAATGGATTAATCACTATCACTATCTCCATCTACATCTAACATACAACCTTGTTGTTCTTTTAAACTTACTCCTATCATCATTTTACCAGTTTTACTATTACCTTCTATTCTAAATTGTTCTTCACACCATTTATAAAACTCATCTCTACCATATTGTCGTCTTTCTCTATAAGGCATTCGTTTATATTCATCATCATAAGTTAATGTATTCCATATATCTTTTAATCTCATAGTTTTCTTTTTCTTTGCTTCTTTGCTTTCACTTTCTTCTACTGGTGTTTTAATATAATGATTATTGAATAATTTTAAGAATACATTTTGGTTTTCAATAAACTTTTCAGTTCTATCTCTAATAGATTGAGGAATTGTAAATATCATTCC